CTCGCACAAATTTAGGGCTAGGGGGGCTCTCGACCCTTTCGACTGTCAATAATGGTAACTGGTCCGGAACGGATCTATCTGTGCTTAACGGTGGAACGGGGGCTAGTGATGCCTCGGGGGCTCGCACGAACCTGGGCCTTGGCGCTCTTGCTACCCGAAACACGATAGACAATTCTTATTGGAGCGGAGCCGACCTTTCTGTTGCTAACGGGGGAACCGGAACAAGCTCGCTTACTGATCACTATGTTCTCTTAGGCTCTGGCACTTCGGCTGTGACCGCCCTTTCTCCCAGCACTTCCGGTTATGTTCTCAAATCGAATGGGACGGGCTCCGATCCTTCGTTTGTGAACCCAGGCACTTTGGAGCAGGCGTTTACCTCCTTCACTAACAGTAGTAGTTTCACAAACGATCAGGAGGTTTCCATTGGAACGACTAGCAATTACAATCTAATATTCAAAACAAACAATCTTAACCGCTGGGCTATTTCTCCCTCGGGGGCCTTGTACTGCCCCGGTACGGGGGCTCAAGATATTGGGGCTGGGACCACCGCAACCTCGCCAGCAACAATCTACTTTAGTGAGAAGCTGGATAATATTGGTACGACAAAAACTTGGGGGTGGTGGCATAGGTATGGGAATAATGGCGGGGCCGGGACGGATTACCTGGTCACTTCCCTAGATAGAGACTCAGCAACCGCCCAAAGTAATGCCGATGCGATCAATAGTCTCGCGTCTTACTTAGTTGACTTGGGATTGCTGAATTAGGGACTTATGTAATGGCCAACTTTGTAATTCGTCCGACTTTTGGTTTGGGGGGCGTTGATTTAGTAATAGATGAGCCCTCAATGCCCCCTTTCCTAGCAAGGGAGGCGAAGAACTTTGTTAAGTATGGCGGGCAAACCGGATATAGAAGGCCAGGCTATAAGCTTTTTTGTTTAAACGATGACAACAATGGCGGCTTTGGAACCTTCATAAGACACCCCGAGGGGGAGGATGCTGAAATCCTTATTGTCGGCTCGAAGCTTTTTCGCGTTTTAAACTACTCTCTCGAAATCACCTATTCCGGCAGCTCTGTAGCTCTTTGTGAGTTTCTTGTTGATGAAACGGCTGACTCTCCCACTTGGATTTTCAAGCTCTTTGAGGGAGGGACGGCAGTGCTTACTGTTGACTGTGGGGTAGGCTTTGATGAGGCCACCACGGTAACTATGACCAGTCTTGCTTCCTCTATCAGCGGGGTTTCTGGCTTTTCAGCCACTCTTGCTCCCCCACCCATTTCCGGGGTGGGGAGCTTAAATCTTAGGCGCTCCATTGTTTCCAACTTTCTTGGTCTTGTTGAGCCTTTGCCGGACAACGACATAAGTGCTGTTGATAGGCGTCACATGAGCTATCTCTATCGGGGGGATGAGTCTAGCTCGGCCTCCGTCTCTCCGACCGCTGTGCTTCTCGACGCTCTCCCGAGGCAGCAGCTTGTTGACAACTTTATTTCGATTCCTTTCTCGCTCGCCGAAGAGGTTAATCAACCTACAGGGGCAGTAGATCCTTTTGAGGGGGCCTTCAATAACAGGAACACGGACGACTTTGAGAATGTAACCGCTATCGAAGATGGTGGTGTTGTTTACTTCGCGAGTCGATATGACGAACAGAAAAAATACGATGGGGTCGATTGCTTTCGAGCTGGATGTCCTCAAGCGACAGACCCGGTGGCTATCGGGGCAGGGAGTGGAACTCTCTCAGCCGGGACTCGACAGTATGCTGCGATCATTGTACAGGTTGACGCGACTGGTAGAAGAACTGAGGGAATCGAATCGGCCTCAATCGAACTCGTCACCGCAAGCAATACTGATATTACCCTGACCCTCACGAATGTCCTCGCCACTTCCGGATTTAATACGGACTGCGGAATCTGTGATGGTGGAGCTACTACTACCAACACGATAGATGTTGATGATGGAAGTGGAGGGGCTCACACTCTTAAGCTCGGGCAAACTGCCTATTTCTACGACAGTGTTTCTGGAGCCTATGTAGAGAGAGAGATTATCGAAGTTGATGCCACGAGCATTACTGTTTCTGGCGATGCTGTAACCGTAGCTGACGGGGCTGTGATTTCGAATAATCTTCGGATCATGATCCTAAAGAGTGCTGACGCAAGCTCTACCCTAAGAAGATGGACAGAAATTCCAAACAATTCCTTTACGGCTACACAAGATTTTCTAGATGATGTTGAAGATAATGATGCGGATTTTTCGGCTGCCCCGGAATTCACCTCCCCATCCCTCCTTGGTCTCGAGCATGGCCTTCCCCCAAAGGCGGGTTATATCACGATGCACCAAGACGCCCCTGTTATTGCGGGGATGCCGGACGCACCAAACTATTTCGCCTGGGCAATTCGCGGCTATCCGGAATACTGGCCCTCTCTTTTTCAGGACTATGTAACAGGGGCCCTCAATAAGCCTATCACTGCTATTGCCTCATCCGGCTCGAGTCTCGACATCCATAAAGAGGATAAAACGTGGACTCTCTCGGGAACAATGGCTATTGGGGTTTACACCGTAACCCCCAAGGGTGGGGCTATCGGTTGTCGGGCTCATGCCACAATTCAGGAAGTGGAAACTTCCGTTGTCTGGCTTGGAAGCGGTGGTGTGTATGAGAGCGTGGATGGAGCTATTCCTGTTTGTATTAGCGATGCTATTGCTCCCATCTTCGAGGAGAAGAATTCTGACGATGAGAAGAATTTCTCTTTTCGCCGAGCTATCGGTATTTATGACAAGCATCGAAAGCTTTACATGCTTTACCTTCCCGCTGAATCAACAAGCAATGGAAGGGTCTATCCAAATGATAATTCAGAAACGTGGGTCTATAATGTTCGTTTGAAAGAATGGTATGGACCTTGGACGGGGCTCAATTTTGCCGGAGGGGCTGGGCTCATCGACAAAGATCTCTACTGGACAGAGCGAAGACTCTCAACCTACGATTCTAACATGGCTTATCAGGTTTACCGCCGCCTCAACACGGGCGGGCGGTACGATTTTGTCGATCATGTTTCTGATATTCCTTGGAGCTATATTCCAGGCTGGGTGCATGACAATCAGAGAAGCTCTCTTAAGAAGTTTCCCTCGATAAAAGTTTGGACCTCCGATCCCGAGAAGGTGGCTTTTTATGTTCTTGATGTGACCACCGAGCGGGATTTTCTTTCTGGGGTGAGTCATTCGAGGCTCTCTGTTGATGTGGGCTCTTCCGGCAGCACCGGCTGGGCAATCTCCGGCTGGGGGCTCTTCCCTTGGGGCTCTCCCGCCGCGACTCAGAACAAGGCCCGAAAGCTTAAGCCGGGAAGTTGCGGATCTCTTCGTCCGACATTCAAGGCGAGTGGTATCTATTCCGAGGTAATTCTTGCTGGATATGAGCTGGAAATTGTAGCGCCCTATGACATTAGAATGAAGGATATTAAGACTAGTTAGATGGCTAAAATATCCCCCTATCGCATTTCTGATGTTTCTGCTACTTCTATTAATCAGATGCTCAGGCAGGTAGAGCAGGACTTACGAAATCTCACATTTTCTGATAATTTTTTTGGAGAAGAGGTGGAAGTAAGTTTCTCCGGGAGTGGGGAGGTAGCAATACCAAATCCATTTCAGAAACAAAAACTTGGGATAATTCCTACCAGATGGATGGTGGTGGATGTGGAGGCAACGACAGCCACATTTGCTCCATGCCGGGGAACCTCAAGCTGGACGGCGGCAACGCTATATCTGAAAAATCCAGCCGGAGGCTCTGTGACGGCAAAAGTACGATTCTGGTAGGAAATTATGGCAGATGTAAATCTTCAGTCCTCGAACCCCTGGCTTCAACCTTATCTCGGGGCCCTCTCCCTCCTAGCCTCCGGCGATCCAAAGGTCGCGAACTCCCTTCTGGCTGGCGGCGAGCTTGGCTCCCTGCTCTTCGCTAACGGCCTTGGTCGAATTGACGAAACTCTCGATCCGGGCTCTCAGGAACTCCTCGACAGGTATAAGGCTGAGAGCTTCCTCGGTGGGAATCAGATGTCTCCGGAAGTGCGCCAGTCTCTCGATATGCTGGGAAGCGCTGCTCAGAACGCACAATCGGCTCTCCCTGGGACTTCCTCAGCCCTGGGCTCTTTGTATGGACAGGGGCAGAATCTCATCTCTCAGGGGCAAGGCGCTCTTGACGCTGCGAATGCTCAGCTTGCTACCGCAGGACAACTAAGTCCGGAAATGCAGCAGATTTGGAACCTGAGAAACGAACAGCTTGGAACGGCGACTCAGCTTGACCCCGCCCTCCAGAATACACTTTCCCTATATGAGCAAGCTTTGGGGGGCTTGAGCACTCAGGAGATGGCGGCAGCGCGGGATCTTGGGACTCAAGGATTGAACAGATCATATCAAACCGCTCTCGCGGATCTAAGAGCCGGGCAAGCCGGTGGTCCAAGGGGTCCGGCATCCAACATCCAGGCGCTACCTTTGTCACAAAATTATCTTCAAGCATCGGGAGATCTCCAAAAACAATTAATCCTTGAGGACTATGCTGCTAAGCAATCGGCCCTCTCTCGTTATGGCTCTCTTGCCCAGGATATAGATGCAGCTAAGTATGCTCGTTTGGCTGCGGCTACGGGGGCTTTAGAAAACACAGCGAATACCATCGACACTAACCGCTTCAGCAGACCCCAGCAAGCCCTATCTCTTCTGGGCTCCCTCCTTGGACAGCAGGGGGGCTTGATTACCGGGCAGCAGGGAGTGATGCAGGCTCAGCAGGGGCTCGATCAGGCTCAGCAACAACTGGCCATAAATGCAGCCGGGGCCTATAGCACAGCCGCTCAGAATCGCCAGGCGTTTGAGATTGCCGACCGGGCAGCGAGACTGGATAGCTATCAAAATCTTTACAATTCTTACAGAACCGATCTCATGAATCGCCAGATTTTTAATTTAAACCAGATGGCACGAGAGAAGAGCGGGCTCATTGGCTCTATCTTCGGGGCGGGTTCGTTTGGTGAATCTCAGCAGGGCCGTCTTGAGTCTAACGACATTGCAAGAGAAGCCCTGAAGGCGGCTCAGAATTTTGGCGCTGGGGGAGGTGAGGAATCTTCAACTCCGGTAAATACGGGCTCCACAACTGGGTTTGCCAAGCCGAACCTGTAGGTGAATCATGACGCAACTACGAGATACATTCCTAAACAGGCTGAACCAGAATCGACAGATGAGCAGCCTCGATCCCTTAAATGAGAGCAATCAGCCTCAGTCAGTTTTGAATGATGGTCAGATTAACGCTACTCAGCAGGGAATTGGGGGCCTGAGGGAGTTTCCGGCTACTCAGGAAGCTTTGGGTTTAAACCAGAATCCAGCTCCAGTAGCTCCAAATATGACTCCAGCGAACGGGCAGGTGCTTCCTGGTTTAAACCAGGCTGCGCTTCCGGGGGCAAATGCTACGGACATCACAACTGGACAACCTCTCAACTATCCCTCTCCTATGCCGGGAACCAAGCTTCCCCTCGGTCTTGGGGAGCTTAATAATGTCGGGAGCAACTTTGATTCGATGGGGGCTCTTCCGCAGACTGCTATGATTACCGCTGCAAGCATTCAAGCAAACGCTATTCCGAAAGCAGCTCAGGGCGGTCTTCGCGGAACGGACGTGGGGCAAGTGATGGCCTCGAATCCCATGACCGGGCAATTTATCGTTGGTGGAGATCTTCTCGCCAAAACGCTTGGTTTGGGCAATAACCGAAACCCCTGGGAGCAGTCGAGGGATACTGTTCGTGATTACTTCCGCACCACCCCGCTCTTCGATGAGAGTATTCCCGATCATAAGCTCTCTTACACAACGGTAGGGCACAGGACTGGAACAATCGGCCCGCACGAAAACGTAGTTGGTGGAGGGCGGCTCTCTCAGAATCCTCTTGGCGGTCAAGCCATAGCTTTCTTTGATCCCATAGCGGAAGTGATGGCTGGGGGCGATGAGAAGGCGAGAGCTAGTGCTTCGGCCATTCTCGCTGCTGCGTCCCTTCAGAACGCGAAGACCCCAGATGACGTAAAGAATAATGCGCTTTCCCTTATTGAGAAGCTGGGGATTCGCTATGACGACATAAGGGGCGGGCTCGATCAACTAATAGCCGATGGAAAAATCGACGAGGAGAGGGCTCAGGTTTATGAGCAGAATCTCGAGAGCTTAAGGGGGTAGTATGCCGCTTACGATAGGAGATCTTATAAAGAGCGAAGATATTCCAGCCTTGAGAGCAGAGCAGGCAAAGGTGCTGGAACAGCTTGGGCAGCAGAGGAATCTTCAGCCTGACGCCGGGGCTCTTCTCATGCAGGGAGTCTTGCCTATGGCTATTGCTGCCGTTCTTGGCGGGGGAAAGGGGGCTCAGGCTTCGGTTAAGCCGACCGAAGATCTTATTAAGCGAGAATCGAAGAGAGCCGAAAACGAAGCCACTCTTGGGCTCGCTGGAGAAACCAGGAAAGCCTCAGCTCTCGAGGGTCGGATCTCCAGCTTAGAGGATTTGGGATGGAAGAAAGAAAAGCTTGAATCCGATATAATTGAATCTCAAAAGCAGAGAGACTGGCTTGAGGGTGAGAACGCGAAAACTCGAGCTATCTCCCTCGAAAGAAATGCTATTCTTCGAGAGAAGAATCAGCTTACTGAGGGGACTAAAGAAGCTAAGGAGAAGAGTAAATTAGCTGACGATATTCAGAAATTTTACTACAAGAGAGCGAATGAAAGAAAACTTGCTCAGAGGCAGGAATCTATTCAAGAGCTTCGGGATGCTATTGTTCGCGGCAATGTTGCTGATATAGGTCTCATCGGTTCGCAGCTTGTCCGATCCTCGGGTGAAGTCCGAGTTTCTGATCTGGACGTAAAGCGACATCTTCCTAATACTCTTCAGGGAGATATTTCCAGGATGAAGCTCTATCTTTCTGGAAAAACTAGCGAAGCTCTTACTCCCGAACTTCAGCAAAAACTTCTTACTCTTATAGATGCTAGAGGAGTGCTTCTTTATAAGCATTTCAATGATATTGAAAGAGCTACTATCGGCTACGCCAAATCAAGGGGATGGGACGATCCGGGAGAGGTTTCTGACATGATCAATGATTTCTCTATGTATAACAGCGAGGATCAGCCAACTACCCCCAAGGATTATCTTAAGATACCGGGTACTTCAGAGGAAGATGCTGGGGGTTTGGTTCCTGAGGTGCAGAGCGATGCTCAAAGGATAGCGGAACTTTTTAGTAAGGCGATTGCTGGCGGGGCGACAAGATAATGGCATTAACACCAGAAGAACAGAATGAGCTGCTAGGGCTTCTTGGAAAGTACAACATGCTTCCTGAGCCAGGGAAGCTTGAAGCCATGCAGCAATCTCTCGCTCCCGCTGAGCAGCCCGCCTTCGACTTAGCTACGGATGGGCCAATCGTTGAGCAAGCTCTTCAATCTCTCCAAACCGGGGCTCCTATGCCTAAGGATTCTTCTGGTTTAAACCAGGAACTCCTCGCCCCCTCTCCCGGCCTTCGACTTCTCGATAGCTTAAAGGCCATGCCTCTCCAAATGTCTCCGACTGTAAACGAGACCGTAAATCCCGGCGATGTCCTTGATACTGTAGGCGGGAAATTTACTACTGGCGCTCAGGGTGTTCCGATGGACGTAAGGATGCCCACTCAGGCTCTTATGGGAGACAAGTCCCTCGAGTATCTTAGGAGAACTGGGTTTGATGCAAGGCTCTCGGATCAAGGAAATCCAGTTGTAAAAACTCCTCAAGGCTGGTCCGGGATGGAAGATACTGGATACCGAGTAGGGCCGGACGGGAGAGCTTACCCCTCCGACTCGCCCATGCTCCAAAACATGCCCCAGATTGAAACCCCTCAAAGTGCAAGTATGGGGGTTAGGGGGAAGCTTTCTAATCAGATAGGAGAACTTGGTGCAGACACTCTTGAAGCTGCTTCCGGAGCGTTGACCCCCGCTCTCGTTACAGCCATGGCAACAGCTCCCGTTCCTGGGATGGGGACATGGGGCAGCGCATCGGGGGCCCTCCCCTTTACTGCCTCCCGAAAGCTTTTAGAGGGGGCCAAATTTTACGGGAAGCCGGTTGCCTCTAATGTCGGAAAAGGTGGTGTGGCTGGCTTTCTTAGCGGAGCTATTAAAGATTATGGCCGCCGATTTCTTGGAATGGACACCGATCTTAATCAGGTAGCAAACGAGGTTGCGGTAGGAGCTGTTGAGGGTGGGGCTCAGTCTGGTCTTTCCATGCTGCTCAACACTCTTACCAGAACGGGAGCTGCCGCCCCTATGGCAGACGAGGTTAAGGATCAGCTTCTCCGAGAGGGTAGGGCCGAGATTGCAGCCGGATTGAGGGTGAGCGAACAAGAATTCGATCCTTACGTAGCTCGAACTTTTTATGACAATCTCCAGAAACTTGAAAACAAGACTGGAATCATGAAGAGGAGCATTGTTACCGAGGAGACAACGAAGGGATGGGGTCCGGCTTCAGCAAAAAGACTAGCTGCTAATATTCAAAAAGAGGAAGCCTATGTAGGGAATCAACTTCGAGCAGCGGAAAAGGAAATATCGGCTCTCCCAGAAAGCTCCTTTAAAGCTTCAGAGCTTCAAGACGTTGCCGACCTAAACAGAGCTAAGCTTCTTTCTCAACAAGGGGACATCAATCCTGATCTTGATGCTATCATTTCTATCGAGGGGGAGACTGCTGCCCGAACCTATACGCAGCGTTTGGATAAATTTGTGCAGCCCTATAAGGCTGCCTATCAAGCAAAGATAGATGAAACGCAGCCCATCGCCGATACCGTCATTAAGAAAATGGATGAAATTTCGGCCACGGTAAAAGAACTCGAAGAGGAAAAGGCTGCTGCTCTCGTTAAGAGAGAAGCGATGAAGGCTGGTTCTAAGTCGAAAAAGGCCGTTGCTCTCGATAATCAGATAGCTGGTTATGATGATCTCATAACTAAAAGCAAAGCTGAGCTTGAGCAAACTCAAGACACCATGATAAAGATTTCAAACTATCTCGCAGCCCTAAGGGAAGAGGCAGCCGATCCCACGCTCTCCTTTGAAGCCGTTCAAGGCTTCAAGAGAACCCTACAGGGCGCGGCAAACGATGCCTTCTCTGTTCCTACAAAGGATGTCGCGCCAGAAGCTCGGGCTCTCAAGTATTTCAGCGGAGCGGTTCGTGATGCAGTTGGCAATAAAGCCGCTACCGCAGCAGAGATGGCGGGAAGAGGAGAGCTTGCGAGGAAGTTTGTTAATCTAAATGAAACCTCCCACTTACTCTCTTACGCGAAACAGACCACGAAGCGGGGAATCTCAGCGGCAATTTCTGAGCTGCCTGAGAGTATGAGGAGATCTGGGGTCTCTCTCTCTCCGTCAAATATTGCCGCTTTCCGTCCGGGAAGTCAGGGATGGGATGCCCTCACCGCAAGAACCATTGTTAAGAATTCCACTTACCAGCAGTCCCCCTCAGAAATGTTTGTAGAGGGCGTCCTCAAAACCGAACGAGCTAAGATGGGTGGAGCTACGCCTGAGGAAATTTTCCTTCAGGGTCAGCAGCGAGCGGCGGGAGTCATTGGCTCCGACCTGGGCTTAAAGGAGAGTCGAAGCCCTAAGCTTCCCCCGGAGGCTATCGAGAACAAGCTCGTCCTTCAGATGCTTTACCGAGAGGGATGGATAGGTGATGCCGAGCTTAAGAGCGGCGTTTCAGAAGATCAGCTTCCTCCGGACGTTGTTTTAACGGAGCTTCCGAAAATGAAAGAAGCCGCCAAGATGGCCGTTCAGCCCTACCTCGACGCTCATACCTTCGGTGATGCCCAGGGTCGCGGGATGGCGCTTAGCAAGCTCACGAAGCAATTTCCGGAAATCTTCCCCAAGCCTAAGACCGGGATGAACGGGGAGGTGGACGATGGGAAAGCTCTTTGGCTCTTCGATCTCCAGGATCAGGTAGTCTACTCCTCAGCTGTCCAGAACTCCAAGCTGGACTGGAATGACAAGTCTAAGATTGTTTCAGAGTTATTTGGGACTGGCAGGGTACAGTCTGCCAATGGTAAGATATTTAAGGTAGATTGAGCGTTTATTTTTTGCTACGATGAAAAATACTATAACCGCGTCCATTTCGGTTGTTTTCCTGTGTTGTTGCCCCCTTCTCGGTTGTATCAGGGAAGGGGGTTCTTTATCTGCTCAAAACGAATTCCATTACCATAACTGTCCCGACAAACTTCTGTTTGATGTTCGGACCTATTTAGAGGAGGCAAAGCAATGCCAGAGTCAAGACCCTACGATCCAGAAAGTGAGTATTCCTCAAGCTCAATAGTCCTGGAAAAGAAGCCCAGGGCTCAGAGCATGACCGTGAAGGCTGCTCTCGCTGCCGGGGGGCTCAGTCTTCTCGCCACCTTCACTCCCCTCATTCCAGCCTTCAGTGAGGCTGTAGCAGCCCTGCTGCCCCCTCCCTGGAACGCTGCGGCTGTTCCGGTGCTTCAGAGCGTCCTGGCCGGAGCGGCTACCGTAGCCTCATATTACGCCTACAAGGGGCGAACCAGAATAGGGGACCTGGAAGGCGTCATGACCCCTCCGGAGCCTAAGGCTCCAGCAAAATGAGTGACTACGCCGAATTTGTGAGGGGCAAGAAGATTGCCCTTGTCGGCCCCTACTGTCCTCCCCCTGACGAAGAACTTGAACAATTCGATCTAGTAATTCGATTTAACGCTCACTACACCCCAAAGCACAGAGCTGATATTGTTTACCATAATGGTAGCGTTTCTATCATTCCGGAGCTGTTTGCTGTGCCGAAATGGTTTGTCTACCGGGCTCACTTCCCTCCCCATATGCATCGGGAACTCTTCCGGCTTGCCGAGATTCACAAAACTTTGTTGTTTAAACTAGGATGGGATGACGTAAGGAAGACTGGGCTCCGCTGCCCCACTATCGGCTTGATGGCCCTTGTTCATCTTCTCGGGTTTCAGCCTGCGGAGCTTCATTTGTTGGGGCAGAACTTATATGGTCACATTCCGAGAGCGAACAAAGGGGGGCATCAACTACCAAATCACGCGCAGCGTTTTCTTGAGCTTCGCGAGCAGCATGAGAATATTTTCTTTTCAGAGGAGCTTCTAACCACTCTTTTAGTCGGAGCGACTTCTCCAGAAGCTCTATGGCTTCCCCGCTAATCACCTGAGCAGTAGAAAAACGAAACACTCTCCAGCCCAAAAGGGTAGCAAAGTTATACTTCCGGCAATCGTTTTCGAAGCCCTCTCCCTTCGAGTGGCGGCTCCTACCGTAGAGGGTGGAACCCTCTACTTCTACTGCAATCTTGATAGTGGGATAAGCAAAATCGAAGCGCCATTTTCTTTCTGGGTGAAAAAGAAGCTCCCGCTCGGGGGGCGGGAGCTTAAGGGCTTTTATTTGTTGAGCAAGGGTTTCTTCCCCGAGAGAGGGAGCTTGAGGCTTTTTTGTTTTGGGGAGGTCCGTGATGCCTCGGACCCTCCCTTCCTTAATCCACTTTCTTAGCTGGTCTTGCTTTAGCCGCATCTACATACACCTCAACCTCTGACTGAAAAGCCTCAACTGCCTGGATAGCAATCCCGAGGATGGTTGAGAGGGTATCCCTTCTGCTAGAGGGATCGGTGTAGTGTCCGGCTGGCAGTAGGGCGCAAAAAGCTTCCCAGGTCCTCCGACAAAAAATTCGTTCACTCTCTTCCCCATCCCAAAAAATATCAAGATTCAGTGGACTCTGTTTCATCTTTCTTCTCCTCTCTCCTGAATGCGAACTCGTCGCGAATATGTTGATAGAAATATTTCCCGGCGCTATCGGCTTTTATGAGTCCTTTAAAAACGTCAAAAGGAACGTTTAGGTAATCGTAAGTCGAGCCGTTCTTAAAACTAATAGAAAGCGTCTCGCTCCCCGGATTATAACTAGCTATCTTGATGTTGCTCGATTCGAATAATACAGTTTGCTCTCCTTCGCTCATTGTGCCCCCTGTCCATTTTCGAGTTTTCTAAAAAACTTCATGGTGAGCCTGTTTCTCATTTCATAAGCCCAGTCCACGAAGACCAATCGAAGAACCCCCACTTCCATCGGAGAGTCGATGTCTCCCGAAGCCATATTCGCCTCAACAAGTTCCTCGAAATAAATGAAAGCCATGATCCAAAAAACTCTTTCGGGATCGAAGTTCGGCGGGAAATCTTCTTTATTCCTGATTACCGCCCCCTTCACTCGACTGTAGAAAGCTCGGCTTCTCTGTTTGTCGTTTAAATAAGATTCCCACTTATGGGCCATGTGAAGTTGGAGAAGCTTATCGTCCGGGGCCATCATGTTATCATTTCTGATAAGGGCCTGAACAAGATTAGTTCTGTTGATTGGGGCGCTTTCCTCTTCGTTTAAAAGCATCTTACTCTCCCAGGAAAAAGCCCCCTCCGGGGGGAGGGGGCATTGCTGCTGTTAGTATCCCCTACCTTGGCCGCCCATTGGGCCGTAGCCGGGAACTGGAAAGCCCTGCTGTCCCGCATCTTGGGGAGGGCCGTAGTTCTGCGGGGCCGGGCCTGTAGTCGGAGCAGGCCCATACCCTAGCGGCATCTGCTGCGGGGGCTGCGGTCCATAACCCTGCGGAGGTTGCGGGGCTCCAGTGTAGGGCACGTTCTGAGCCAGTGGTGGGCCTGCTTGGAAGACATAACCACCCTGGACTCCGAGGAAGGTTTTCAGCATGTGGTTGATGCGCTCGACCAGCTCAGCATGTTTCTCTAGCGGAAAGGAGAAGCCGGGCTTCCACTGCCCCCGATCCTCCGGCCTCGTCGACTGGTAGGGCTTGAAGAACTGCACCATTCTCCAGCTTGCTCCACCAGGCTTCTGGAATTCAACAACCTGATACTCGACATGCTTTCCGGGCTCCAGACCATTCTGCGCCGCTGACCACCCGCCTACGATTCTTCTTTGTGTTTCGCTCATTTCGTTTCTCCTAAATTGTCAAGTTCTTCTTTCAATCTTAAGTATTCTTTGATTCTGTCATTGTCCCCGAATAGCTTCTCCGTCATCACTTCCACCATACGTGAGAAGGACATCCGAGCCTCTTTTGCTTTTTCAAGTATTACATCATGATGCACCCTCTCTATTGATATATGTTTATTCGGTATTTTCATTTTGGTTTAAACCTCAAAACGGAATGTCGTCATCCTCATAACTGCTGCTTACTGAGGGAGCGATATTCCTTTTAGCGTGAATAAAACTTCTCATCGCTTTTAGATCCTCCTCGGAAAATCCTCCGGGGGCCATGTCCACAAAATATCCTATCTGAGCAGGATCGCACTCTGACAGGCTTTTCCCCTTCAGGGGACCCGCGCTGATAGTATATTCAGCGAGGGGATTTCGCTTTGATTCTTTTTCTACGTCTACGGACAGCGCCCGCCCCCCAGCGGGCGCAATGTCCACCTCTACGATCTCGCCAGAGACCACCTGAAGAAATTTCTCCACGGTGAGCCCCTGGCCGAACGCTTCAGCCAATTCCTTCACTACCTCCGGACATCCCTCTACCTTTTTGCTCAAGCGAACCTTGATAGAAAGATCGACGTTTCGAACTATGATGGTAGTTGGTTCACTCATGGCTTCACCATCCCATCCTCGATAATGACCGTAGCGCCTTCCTCGCCGCCCTTCTCATACCAGACTTGTCCCCCATGTCGGGCAGCAAGCTCTCCCAGCATGGCTAAATTCTCTTCGTCGATATAAGGACCATCCTTCACGAGAAGAACCTTTAGCTCGGGATGCAGCATGAAGCCAAGCTCAGCTCCAATTCGAAGCTTGGTTTGGAAGTTTAAATCAGAAAGCGGGAGCCCCTCGAAGAACACGCCCTCATCGCTGAAGGTGAGCCCAGCCGGGAGCTTCGCCAAGGAGACCGCTTCCGCTATCCGCTTAGCTGATGCCTCGATTGTAATGCTGAGCGCATCACTCTTTTGCTGGAACTCGAGAATCTCCTCTTCGAGCTTCTTATACTGCTCGTTTGCTAATTGAATCTTCTGAAACTCGAAGCTCTTGTTTAGATTCTCGATAGCAAGATCTAGTTCGTCCTTGGAGAAGGAAACAAACAACTCCCTTCTCTTTTGCTCGGCCTCGATTATTTCATCGGCAAGCTTATCTATGGCCCTCTTGAGTTCCGTCATCTGTTCTTCGAACTGGACAGCTCTTTCTTTGAGTAGGGCAATACGCTCGTCCCACTGCTGAACCCCGAACTCTCGCTGCTTGAGATCCTGCACTCTCTCGACCCAATTCTCGGCGCTCTCCTCGGCTACATCCGGCCTGTATTCGAGATTCTGGAACTGAGCTTTTCTTTCTGCGAGCTGCCTATTGGTATAAGTACGCTCGTCATAAGCTGCTTTCTTCTGCCGCTCTTCTTTTTCGAAGTCGAAATCGGGCACGAAGGATTTGAGGATAGCAATTTGTTTTACTGGTTCCTCCCTAGAGAACTGGAGAGGATCGAATGCCACCTTGCTGTAAAGCTTATCTATGATTCCCTGAGGTCCTCCGGAATACTTCCCCCCGTTCTTATCCATGATAGAAAGGGTTTCAGAGCCGTTGGGTCGAATCTCTTTTCGAATAACGTAATCACCGTCTAGCTCTGCCTCGATGACAGCCTTTTCTTCGCCGTTCCTTACCGTGGCCTCTCTTTGAGCCCTCTTGCCAAGGAGCAGCATCTCGATGCTCTCAATAACAGAACTTTTACCTTGATTGTTTTTCCCCCCAAGGAGGATCACCTCCCCGTCAGGTCGGATTTCTATAGCCTTCAGGCGCTTGACGTTAGCCGCGCTTAGTCGAATTATTTTCATATTGTTGTTCCTATGTGCTTGACTACTATCAACAAGTCTGATAAACATTATACATCAACAGCCAATCTACACAAGAGGCTAATGAAAAGAAAAAAAGATCCTATTTCCTCAACTCTCACCTCTTCTAACTTCTCTGCCCTTTCTGAGTTTTCTGGTTTAAACCACGAAGAACAAGCCAAATGGAAAACCTACGCAAGATCGTGGATTCATAATTCCTCGAGCAGGGCAGGTTTTATCGAAAGTTTTCGAAAAGAAGACAGGGAGTCGATCATCGAAAAACTAGCGGCTTCCTTTTGGAAAATGAGACAAACCCAAGACGCCATAAATCAGGAGTTTCAGGATTTTTTGGCGGCATGGTCCGGAGAAGAAAATGGTCAAAGATGAATTTTTTGATGATGTTTGTTTCGAGATTACCGACTCGATTAACTTTTGCAGCGCTTTCTATAACCTCGATCCCGAACTGATTGCTTCAATCATCTATCAAGAAAGCGTTCAGGGAGCTTCTCACATTCAGAAAGCTGTCATCGCTATGAGATACGAGCATGATTTTTATTTTAGATACATCTCTCCGTTAGAACTTGGAGATCCCGCAGAGGAAATTCTGAGAAGCACCTCTTTTGGTCTCATGCAAGTAATGGGGCAGACCGCTATCGACTATAAATTGATAGAAGTAGGTAATATTGAAAAACTGCTTAATATCCGCGTTAATGTCGGAACCGGGTGCGCTATTTTTAAAAGAAAAATGGGAGAGGGGAAGAGTGACGAAGCTCGAATATTCAGAGCCCTTCGCCTCTATAACGGAAGCTTGGGTAATCCTCTCACGGAAGCCTATGCCAATTCTGTTTTAAACCACAAACGAAATGAATCCTATAAACTCTTTTATCGGGGGTAAGAATGAGAATCGGAGGATTGAAAGTAAGGGCAGATGATGAGCTTTTTCCGTCATGGATTCCGGAACATCGTTTGCTTGTCGCGCTGGTTCGGTTAGCAATAACAGATCTTCTCGTTCCAGCGTTTGCTATTGAGTATGCTTCAGCAAGAAGATGGTTTTACTCAAACGAGAGGGGGCCGTTCTCGTTTCTTGATTGCTGCTCTCATTTAGGGGTTGATCCGAATATCCTTCGGAGTGAAATGAAAAGACTCTCACTATCCGACAGACAGCGGATAGTGAGAAGTCCTATTTAATACTCGTCAACAAAATCCTCATCATAATAGGGGTCGCTGCCATCGACATCACAGCCGCCAACTCTCCTAAGCTGAGGGGGAGGGGGTGTTGAGGCGGCCATCATGGAGATCGGAGGCGGCTGAACGGGCTGCTTAGCCCCGAGCCGAGAGCTCCGAGCCATGAAATCCTCACAAGCCTGTACCTCTCTCGCCAAATCCTCTTGCACTCTTTGTGACAGTTCTCGCTTCAGACTAGGGTAGTGAGAATTGTCGCTCTCATCGAACTCAGCAGTCAGCTCTACTCGGGCCTTCATGTTTACGTATTGCAGCTCTCGATCCCGGAAGCGATCCGGGTGCTGAACAACCTTCTCCATACCAACTGTGATTTTGGTTATTCTCATAGCTCTCTTCTCCTTTAATCGTTCTTCGAGGTAGCTCATATTATGGTTTAAACTCCAAGTTCGTCCGTTGCTCAATTATCTCAAACGGTATTATGTCTCTCACGTAACTGGCTGACTGCCGAAGTGATTGAAGACGAGCAGCAGCATCAGCAGTAGCATAAGCAGCAGTAGCATAAGCAGCATTAGCAGCCGCAACAGCCGCAGCCGCAGCCGTAGCAGCAGCATAAGTAGCAGCAAAAGGAGCATCAGCAGCAAAAGCAGCATCAGCAGCATAAGCAGCAAAAGCAGCAGCAAAAGCAGCATAAGCATCAGCATCAGCATCAGCATCAGCATAAGCAGCATCAGCAGCATTAGCAGCGCGCCGAACCTCTTCGAGGTTAGCATCACCGCGACACCACGTCTCGGCTGTCTCTATTGCCCGCCGAGGGCGATCTTCTGCATCTGCAACGTATTGCAGCGACTCCCTCGCGCACTTGCATGCTGCTAAAACGATTAACTTACGGTCTACGTTCAGCTTGACAGCTAGCCACAATAACCAATCGCCCCGCTCGCACTCCTCCCACATCTGTTGAGGTGTCCTGTCTTGAACCCACTCAATCCCCGCCGAACAGGCCCCTAGGGCTTTTAGCTTGTCTGTTAATTTGCTCATTCCCCGTGCTCCTCAATGCTCGGTTACAAAAGTCTCTGGGTCTATCCCGTGATTAACCCACGTAATAGCCTCCCTTGCTGATCTCATCCCAGGCTTCCTGTCTACCCGTTTCCTTCGCTGCGTGAATCAGATTCGCTGCTGTTTCGTTCATCTTGTTCTCTCCTTTTCCACGGTTTTGTAAAAAGCCCCCAGAATAGAATTATTGGGGGATAGATTACTGCTTCGAGGAGCGTTAACCCTGCTCGATAAACAGATCTTCTAGTAAAGCGGAGATCGGCTTTAAGGACATCCTTATAGCTCTGAGCCGAGTCGTAAGCCTCATCATGCTGAACGCAGATGTCGTGAAGGGGATCGCTCGGGGGCCTCAGCCACCACTTGCTCTGCCCACATCCTCGTTTCTCGTCACAAAAATTACCCATCTCGAGATACCTCCACAGGTTTATCAAATATTCTTCCCACCATATCCAAAGCGGGAGACAGAGAGGAGAGGAGGGGTGTGGTCTGGCAATAAATGTTCGTCGCCGCTGGACCGTATTTATACTTGAGATAGTATTGGGCAAGCTTGTAGTCTCCCATCTTCTGAAGCCATCTCTTTACCCACTTATCCCGCAGGCGCAGACCTCTTCCTTTTGGTAGCGGAGGTTTGGGATAGTGGCCCTGAGTGACGAGCCAGCTATAATAATCACGAGTTTTTTTATTCATGATGACCGCCCCTCACCCCCAAACAAATAATCACGCTTCGGTTGATTTTTTTGCCGGGCCTCTTCTATATTTCGCAGCGAGACCTCAAACCAAACTGGAGATTTCTTCATTGTGACGCAGATGACTTGACGAGAAGGGATTTCAAAAATTCTATCGCACTTATCGCAATCAAGCACAGCAAGCACGTCAGTAAGATAGCAAGGCTCACCGTCCAGGGGCTCTTCTTGGGCGGGGGAGTGCTTCGTCCATCCCTTGACCAGCCGGAGGAACTTCGCTTCTTCGCTCTTCTTGAGGATTGTTCTGGTGTTAATTTTTCTTAGTGCCATAGTCTTAAAAAGCTGGGGGGGGGTAGCGTGGCAGCTTGGAGAGAGGTATCGAAACATCTCCTAGCGTAAATCAAAGCCTCATAAACTTTGAGACTACTCCCCCCACAAGGGAGGAAAGAATTCCTAAAACCAAGTTTAAACTTTGGTTTAAACCCGAAAATCCGGAGGGGCTCGCTCTGTAGGCCGCTCGCAAGAATCCGTTCCATTGGAGCGAATATTGCGTCTTTGCAGCGAGCCCTCTCCGGATCATGGTAACCTTGGGTCATCTTTCCACATTAATAATGTTGCTATCATCTGTTGCTTCGTTCGTCTAGTCTTTTCCAGGCGAAGTAAGCTTCCCTTGGCATCTGGGGGCCAATGGGGGTAAAGGAGCGAGCCCGATAAAGCACGAGGCAGCTCGCAAACCCCACCCCTTTCACTTCCTGCCCGTCGAGAAGGAAATTAACTCGAGGAGTCAGGTTCCAAATCTCGTCAGCGTAAGGCACGACTAGCTTCCTCCAGAGTTTGGTCTCCCGGATATTGTTCGGGAGAAGAACGTAAGTCACATGATAAAAGTTTCTTCGATCAATAATAATATCAAGAAACTCGAACTTCTTAGAAAAGGGAGGGTTGCACCAGGCAGCCGTACCATGGGGCCATATCTTCACACGATCTAGCGCATCAGCTTCCTCATCGAGATACTTAGCGCACTTTCGATTTGCTTCCGTAGCGCAAAGATCGACATCGGGACAGGGACGAAGACGAGCTACAAGTTCCTGAGGAGTCTCGTAGTCGTCCCGTGTTGTCGTTCTACTAATGTGGAGAGGGCTCATCAAATCTCGCTCCTGTGACTTCGATCTCTCCCTCAAGTATCGCTTTTCCTATCAGTTTTTCTATCAGCGAATTCTGTGAGTTCCGAAGAGCCCAAATCTGAGTTTTTAGATCGACGTTCCCGCCTACTCCAGCAACTACGCGCCTCTCTTCGTCAACGACAAAGCAAGTAACCACGCAGTTTATGTTTTCATAGGCGTCAACGAGAGAACAAACTTCGCGAACCACCAAATCAACCAGCTTCCCCACTTCCTTTTTATCTTCCGATTCCATGTTTTTCCTCTAATAATTATAATAAATAAAAGCCTCTTTTTCCCTTTCGCATTGCTGCCACAATTCCTTATAGCTTTGGGGAGGCTTGCTTGTTTCGACTGGAACCCCCAGCCGGGTTGCTAATAAGATCGCGACTATCAGCCCCATTAAAACAATGCCGATAGCGATAAAAAGATCTAAATCTTTCACTGAGCCTTTTCCTCGTTTATCTCGTGAATCGTTTCGACAACGTTAATCAGAACCTCGGCCATCTTCTCACAAACCCCCGCCATTGCTCTCATCTCCTCAGCAAGGCGACAGGCCAGCTTTTCGTCTTGAGGATGAGAAACTTTGTTAGTGGAAATCATGTAGGTAATCGGAGTGGCTATCATTATCTTCTCCAGCGCTATCCGGTGTTCCCGAAGGGAGTCAGTAGCCGTTTCAATCAATTTTTGCCATGCTTCATTTTTTCTTTCCATTTTGATTTTCCTATATTTTGTCGTTTAAACTACGATCAATAATTGCCTGCTTATCAACCATCGCTTGCGCTATTTTCATGTCCAAACTTCCCTCAAGCACAAGATGATGGATGGTTACGCAGTCCTCTTGCCCAATACGGTGAAGTCTATCTTCGCATTGAGTAATGACAGAGGGCTTGTAATCAAGCTCTGCGAAGACGCAGAGACTTGCAGCGGTAAGCGTGATTCCCACGCCAGCCGCATGTAGACCGCCAACAAAGAGAGGGATGTCATCGTTCTCTTGGAAGGCATCAATAATCTTTTGCCGCCGCTCAAGCGGGGTGCGCCCATCGAAGCCGATAGCCTCAGGAAATGCCTTGTATATTCTATCAAGAACCTCATGATGATGAGCAAACACCACCATCTTGCCGCACTGTTCGATGCAGTCTTGAACGTGAGCAATTACATAGGGCAGTTTGGCAAGCGCCACCTTCTTTCTCGTTTCAGCGAGCTGGGCAAAAACAGCGCCCTGAGCCTGGCGAAAGGAGTTGAGGGCCTGCTGATACGCCTGGGTGTCGTTTGCTTCCTTAGCTCGCTTCATCGCAGTTCTTAGGCCGTCCAACATTCCGCGCTGAGCGTCATAAATATCGTTCTCTTCCTTCACTAGAGACTCCAAGCCGGAGGCTGGAAGTTCTATCACTTGCCGAATCTTCGGCGGGAGATCTTTAAGCACCTCGCTCTTGAGTCGACGGAGGAGAATGGTACTGCGTAGGGTGGCGTTCAGTTCGACTAGATTCGTAGCTCCCTTCCCATCATAACCACAATAGCGCTGCGAAAACATATATTCGCTCGGGTAGTGTCTCGGATCGAGCCACTTCGCGAACTGGAAAATCTCAATCGGCTTATTCTCGATAGGGGTTCCTGTGAGCCCCAGCTTATAGTCCCCATCGAGTTCATAAAATGCCTCTGCCCTTCGAGTTCCTTTGTTCTTTACGTAATGAGCCTCATCTCCGACCACGAGGGTCCAGTCTCTTGCGGTCATCCACGGGATATGCTGATAAAGAATGTCATAGTTCACGATGACAATATCCGCAGCCTCCGGAGCTTCCTTCCCTGCGTGGCAGATACCTATGGAGAGATCCGGATCGATGAGCCATTTCCGCAGCTCGCGCTCCCAGTTTCGTTTCAGGGATGCCGGACAGACGATAAGAGCCCCACCAGCAAACTCTTTCTTGTCGATAAGAAGATTCATCAAGCCGATTGCCTGAATGGTCTTCCCGAGCCCCATGTCATCACCGTTTAAACTACAACGGCGCTCATGAGCAAAGAGTATGCCAAGCTCCTGATAGGGTTTGTAGTTTAAACCCTCAGGCTTCGGAATCGAAAGTTTCTCCCTTGGGGTGAATGAGTGAGACTGAGCGAAGTTCTTTTCAGCTTGGTTCCAGGCTGAGCGCAATCGCTCCATAGCTCGCTCAGTGGCCATGTTTTGCATTGACCTGGCGACAAAGACGCTGCTTGTAAACCAATGCTTCCTCTCCCGATCCCACCAAAAGCCGCAGCTTTTTACTATGTCTTTTTCCTCGTAGGTGCAGACAGCAATGAATCGGTCGAGGGAGGAATCGTAGTCAAGAAACATAGTTCACCGTTGTAGTTTCTCGCTCCCAGGCTATTTGCCATTGAGCCCCAGTGCGGTTTAAATACCAAGCCGCTATTTGCGGCGAGTTCGACATCCTAGAGAGGTGGGTAGCAACAACAAACTCGGGCTTGAGTTCGCAGATAAGCACCCACGCCTGAAAGTTCGAGAGGTGGCCGAGAGGGCCCTCAGTTCGCCGGATGACCAGCTCGGGGCGTCCGGAGCGGTGCAGCAACCAGGGCTCGTGGTTCATCTCGATCACCAGACAGCGCACCCCCTTGAGCCTTAGGTAAAGAAGTTCCGAGAGCATCCCGCAATCGTAAATCACACCAACATCCCCAGCCTCGTCCCGCACCCGGTAGGCGAAGGGCTCAGCCGCGTCATGACTCACCGGGATAGGGGTCACGGCGTCCGGCCAGTTCCGGGAGAGCCCCCAGGGTTCAAGGATTGGCTTCTTGTCGTCCGTGGAAAGGGCTGCGAGAGTTCCGGGAGAGCCGTAGAGCGGCACTCTGTAGTTATGAGAGAGCGCCACGGCCCCCTTGGCGTGGTCCCCGTGTTCATGAGTAAGGAAGCATCCGTCAAGTTCCTTGTTCCAGAGTTCAGAAAGTTGAGTTTGGAGGGAGCGGAGGGAGAGACCGCAATCACAAAGAAAGCGGCCCTCTGAGCCATTAATGAGTAGAGAGTTTCCCTTTTCTGAGCCCGAGCTGATTATCCTGAGTTCCATTTGTTGAGCCCTGCTGTTGTTTGTTCGCAAACATAAATTAAGTGGGAAGAGAAGTCAAGGAAGAAAAAAAACCCGCCGGGGAGATAGGGAGAAAACCCCGGAGGGCTGGCGGCGCTGGCCTCGGAGGGCCCGCCCGCCAAAAACTAGTTTAAACCTCAATCCTCATTCTCGTCCTCGAAGTCTGGCTCGGCCCCTATCACCTCATAAATAAGCCAGTGCTTTAACATGCAACAATTATCAGCCAGGCACTTCGGCCCTCCCTTGATTCTGCGATTGAACGGATAGGAGAGATCGAAAACTTTCAGAGAGAATTGATTGAGGAGAGGATCGGCTCTAAACAGATCGATCAGTCTCTCTTTATCAGTTCCGGCAAACTTCTCGAAGGGAACTTCCAGATTGATGCAAGCCAGCATCATCTCTCCGAACTTCTCGTAGTGCCCCCGGCTTGTTTTTTTAGTCAGTTTTTCCATTTCGACCATGTTCGTTTCTCCCTTGTGCTGTTAGTATCAAGAAGCTTCTGGTTTAAACGTCACTCATTGCCCTATTAACTGAGTCGGTCCACAAACTTCCGTTTCTTTTCTTGTTAGCTTCATAAGTTTCCTCCCTTCTAGTTTAAACACCAAAAAGGGCCCCGAGGGGCCCTCTAGCTGTTTAATCTTCGGCCCCAGGGCCAAAGTTCGAAACAACCTTCAACGTCTTGTATGGGGGAATTTTGCCGGTCTGCATCCCTAGAATGTAGAGAGCGACCCCCGAGAGCATGAGGAGCAGTACCAGCCCCAGCGCCCCGAGGGTTTTGACAATCCCGTGACCGCTTTTGCTTAATTCACTTTGCATAATACATCTCCCTTTTTAGTGCCGATTTTTCGGCTTGTGTATATGAATCCATCGGAGCCCCTTGGTAACGCAGTTCCAGTTCCCGGCGTTCCTTAGCAACCTGATGGATATTTTCCCAGCCTACAACGTAGCCGCCTGGTGTTGCGCAAGCGGAAACCCCTAGCGCAATCATGACGGTAATTATTACAGCTACAGCATAGTTCACCAAATTAATATGATTTTCCATTTCAGTATTCCTTATTCCTTATATAAAACATCATTTATAACAACCGCATCTTTCACTCCGAAAATTCCAGTTCTGGAGTTTTCGCAGCGCCCCGGCCTTGGGGAGCCGGGGCTGCGGTTTAAACCTCAAAACTTAGCCAGCATAGTAAGGAAGTCGTTTACCTCCCCAACGTCGGTATGCTCAGCCTCCTCGCTCCTCTTGAGCAAGTCCCTGGCCTCATCCCGGATGTAGTTCATCTCATTACGAAGCCGAGCAATAATCTGCTTATAAACCCCCGACGGGGCATAGTGCTCCTTCTTGTGTTGACTAAGATCGAACTCATCACGTTTACCTAGATACATATCGACGCCGTTTGATTGCGTATTTCCATCCATCTCAAAAACACTGTCATCAATAACAACGATATAGTCGAATTCAGCCTTATAGATACAAATACCCTGTAGGTTTGCCATAATTTCCCCCCTTTTCAGTTTAAACACCAAAGAGGGTCATTCCTGACCCTCTAGCTGCTTAATTATCACTTGTGTATTCCATTTTCCTAGAATAGCGCCCTGGCTTGTGAGCTTTGTTCCATTCCTGACAAGCCTCATAAGCCTCTTGCTCAGTTTTGTAAGCACCATACCAAGTTTTGCGCCCCGGATACGGCTCCAGACCTCCCGGCCACTTTGGATTTTCACGCCACCAAGTTCGTGTAAATGTTTTATACATGGTTTTTCTCCCTTTTCTGTTATGGTTTAAACACCAAAAGGGGCCGCTTGCGGCCCCCTAGCTATTTAAGTGTGAGCATAACCGTCAGGTTCAATCCCTATAAAAAGACCGTCTTGCCGAACGGCTAGAAAGTCGACCGGGTTTGAGTTCAGCAACTCGAACTTATCACCCCGCTTCACTTTCTTGGCTAGTGTCCGAAGCTGTTCAAGGGAACACTGTTCCAGCAAGCCCCGGATGCGATCTCGCTCAATGTCAGGAATGAGATCATCAATAGTCGAATAAATTGTTTGATAACACTCGCAGACTAATTCCTTATAAAGTTTATCACTAATTTCCATAGTCGTTTTTCTCCCTTTTCTTGTTTAAACTCCAAAGAATAGCCCGTGGGCTATTCTAGCAGTTCACCACTATTCTATTAGCTCATCACCATTTTCATCAGTTTTATATAGTTCGCAATAAACTTGGTAGTTTCTCTCTTCTATCAAAGCTAGTGCTCTACTTGCTTCCTCTAAATTAGTAAAATTGTCATAAACTCTAGTATCACCCAAGTCGTGCACTAAAATTGTATAAGTTGTCATGATAATTAGCCTCCTAATTTGTCAAGTTTAGTAGCAGCCATATCTAATATCATCATGCGTTTAGTCCACAATTCGGCTAAATTTTTGTCTTGCCAGTTGCTAGTAACGTGTTGTTCTTTTGCCAAGCATAACCTAGCAAGGACATCAATAACCGCCACAATGCCGAATTTATCCATAAGTTCCTCAAGAATATCTATTGTTTCACCATCAATTTGATTAGTCATAACATCTCCCCGTTTTTTTCCTCTTAGCATTGTTAGTAATACAATCGACCGCCCCTGGAGACGGTCTGTTGTTTATTGCAGAGCAAGCCATCTTTCTAGGTAATTGTTTCTTAAGCGGTCTTGTCTTGCTCTGTTAGTATCTGCTAACAAGTCTTTACATCTTAAGATTCTTGGAAAGTAGGTGGCTTCGTCGTTAAAGACGTTTTGTCTTGCGTGCCTCAGTAGTTTACTGATTCTTCTTTTGCTTGATTCTGTCATAATGTTTTCTCCCTTTTCTTGTTTAAACACCAAAAAGGGCCCTAGAGGGCCCTCTAGCTGTTTACTAAAATAATGGTAATTGGTTTTCAGGTACTCGGCTGTTGATGTAGTCGTTTGCTCTCTTAACAGCCGCACAATTTTCTTCCTCGTTATCGACTTCTATTTCACTAAGATGCTGCATTATGCATTCAAGATCTTCACAGTAGTTATGTTTTATGCAATAATCTACTGCAAAATCTAAGTCGCAGTCGTCATATACAACCGCTTCAACAGCGTCAACAAAACCTAAATCCCAACAAATCTCCTCAATTTTATCGCTACAGCTATAGTTTTCTCGCGGTATTTCGTTTAGCTCGTTAAATATTTTAGACGCCCAGTCTTCAGGACGATCGTCTCTAAGCGTTGGCGAACAGTCTTCTATAATCTCAATAGCTTCGTCATATTCCCGCCTGGAATAATCTTCGTCATCAAGTATGGGATAGTCTGCTAGGGCACGTTCAATGTCTTCTGCCTTGGCAATGGTTTTTTTGGCCGTGGGCTTAATGAGAATTATCTCAATCCAGCCGGGACCCCAATGTCTAAAGCGATGTACTTCAACATAATCCGACTCGCCGCCTAGTTCCTTTAAGGCGCAATCGAAATTGCTTTGATCTAAACAATCGGAATCCCTATTCTGAGAAACGCCCAAAACTAACCAGTCTTGACGATCATCTAGTCCTAATCCACTGGGATCGGAAGTAGTTGGCCTGAATTCACTATATTTAATCATGATTTTTCTCCCTTTTCGTTATGGTTTAAACACCAAAGAGGGCCATTCCTGACCCTCTAGCTGCTTAATTCATTAATTCCTTCATCTTTTCTGTGAGTTTTTCGCGGGCAGCTTTATCCCAGCAATTAAACTCCATCATGCCCCGGATGCAGTTGCAGACGTCATTAATGCGCCCCGGTTCGTTTAGGATCTCCGGGAAATACAGTGCCGCAATAGCCGCATCACAATCTTCCTCGAAGGCATAAAACCCAAGTCGTTCAGTGTCTCGGACAAACAGCGCCCCGAGAATCTCCTTGGGAATGCGCTGCTCAGCTAGTTCTTTTGGTACTAGATAGCCCCCGTGGCTTGCTGTAGAAACGAAACAGATCTGACCATCAAAAAGCCGGTCAATTCCTTCAATCCTTCCCCACGGGGAAATACCGTTTTCACAGATGTATTTTTGATTTATCATCTTTTTTCTCCCTTTTCTTTTCTGGTTTAAACACCAAAGAAGGGCCCGCTTGGAGCCCTTCTAGCTGCTTAATCGAATTGTTAATAATCAAACGGTACCCATGCATCACCGATCCGAAATTCAGCAAACGCCCAACGATCTCCATTGCATCTTTCCTTCGTAAGCGTACGCTTTGCGCCCCGTTCAGTTAAGTAATGATGTTCGATTGTTCCTTGTTCACCCTCTCCGGAGGTGATCCGAAATTCTATTTTTTCTGCTTTATTAATGCTTTTCTGTCTTAACTGCTTTACTTTAATATTAGTAATTTTATGATCGGGATAAGTAGCTTGTAACTCGCGTTTAATTTCCGCTTTTTCTCGTTTCTCGTTTTCGATGTGTTCGCATGCTCGTCCAAAACCACCCTTATTCATGCTGTAACTAATAATAAATTTCATGATTTTTTCCCTTTTCGTTATGGTTTAAACACCAAAAAGGGCCATTCCTGACCCTCTAGCTGCTTAATTTTGCGGTACAGCGAAGGAATGATGCACGAAACCGCTATCGTCTTCCCAGAGAAAAAGATCAAATTCCTCCTTAAGTTCCGGGAAAAGCATTTTATCCTCTCGCCGAATCACGACCTTAAAGAGAGATCCGAGTTGTTCATCATGCAAACCCTCTAGGGTTAACCCCCAAAAAAACGGCACAAAATAGGGTTCCCCCTCGAACCTGCCGGGATTTGTGATGCGTCCAGCGGAGTCGTAACTGAACCCGTCCATGGCTTCTGGGATTCGCCTGGAATAGAAAGAACGCTCATCATCATACCGCAGTTTGGAAATTTGCTCAGTAATCCAATCAATATTTGCGGGTGAATAGGTAGTCATGATATTTTCTCCCTTTTCATGGTTTAAACACCAAAGAGGGCCATTCCTGACCCTCTAGCTGCTTAATTATCCTCTTTGGCTAGATCTGCAGGCTCAAAAGCATTGCCGCATCTATCGCAGGAAGCGTCTAGCTGGACCGCGCACCGCACGTTCGTGCAGCCGCAACTCCATTTTTTCATTTTTGTTGGAGCTTTGCCCTTCTTTTTCCCGGTTTTAGGATCAATGGTCTCGGGAAGCCTGGCCAGATCGAATACCTCATCAGGTATGTCGGAAAAGGTTTCTTCGCACCATCCCCGTAGGGAATCGCTCAGACTAGTTGCAGCGTAACCGTATTTACCCATCAATTCACAGTTTAAACCGAATTCTTCACAACGTTTCTGGAACTTGATATTATGATACTGATTTGATGAGCAATCACGAATCCCTTCGCTGAAATTGCGGTAATGTACCATCTCATGAATCAGAGACTCACAAGCTGCTAACTTGCCACGGGCAAGATGCTCTGCAGCTAAGTTAATTTCCGGTATGTAATCCGGGTTTTCTTCCTGGCCTTTTTTCCATGCGGCTAAACAAAACCAAGCATAAGCCGATTTGCGTCCGGCAGGTGCAACACTGATTACGCAATCTGGCAACTCCAGACCACAAAACCGCTGGTTAATCCTGCTAAACATCTCTTGCAGGGCATCAACCAACGGCTTAATGCTGTTTCGCTGTGTATTTAAATTATACATATCGCTTTCTCCCTATCTTTACTATTAATAGTAAACAAGTGGGAGAAAAGGGAAACTTCTACCCATATATCCCGGAGATCTGTGCTTGCTGTGTCTCTAGCTTCCCTGGCCTCACTCCTTAGCCGGACTCCGAAGCGCCTTGCAAAGCCTAATCAGGACCCTCCATCGAAAAAACCATACAAAACCATTGTATAAGGGCATTCTAGCAAAATCCACAAAGACCGTCCACAAGAAAAATGTACCGTAAAAAACCACAAGTAATCCAGGGGGTTAAATTGCCTGTTTTTCTAGCGGTTTAAACCACAACGCCACGCCGTACACGACTTATTTAGTAGGGAATAGAAAAAACTCGAACTCCAAATTGCCCCGTGGTAAAGAGATCTCCTGGCAGGCAATGCTCTAGCCCTAACTCCAAGAAAACACTATACACGGAAAATATGGCCGTTTGAGACGTTTATAGAAAAATACTAGAAAGGGTACTAGAAAAAAACTAGAAACCGACTAAATCACTTGAGTATGACTAAAATAGTATGTTATAAATCCAACAAGTTTTGTTACACCTGTAACAAAAAGAGGGCTAAGTAGCTGAAAACAGGTAGCCCTAAATTAAGACTTGACAGGGGTTTTCGCTTCCTAACAACTATTAAAACTCTGCTTACCTGCTACCGGTGGAGTTTGGATCTGGTTTTTGTGTTTTTCAGCCGCTGCCCCCAAGGCAGAGCGGCTGAACTCCATTGTTTTTTAGTATTTTTTACGCTTTTGCTGCGGGATCTATGCCTTGGCATATCGCCACCAAATCCATCGGCTTTTATTCCCTCTCTCGACCAAAACACTCAAGAATAAACATGGAGACCGATTCCCTACTAAATCATTGTGTATAATAATTATACACTGTGGAATGGTCAAGAATATTTTCTGATTGCGTAACGAATCGGTGTGTATAATAATTAAACACTGTATTTAGGTAAGGAAATATGGTGCGGCATTCGTGAGGGAAATGCTGTGTATATTTATTATACACTGGGAAAGCATGGGGGTTTTGGCCTCGGCTAGTTCATGATCGGACTCCGGACTATTTTCGTAGGAAAAAGGGAAAAACCGGGGTTTCTTTGTGGTTTAAACCGAGGCAGCTATTGATGCACCAATATCATAGGAAAAGAATGCCTGATATGTGGAGTTATCGGTCAAATATTTGCTAGTAAATAGGTCAAGAATCTGAAAGTATGGGTGTGGTATGGCTTAAGTATGGCAAGTTTCCTATGAAGCATTGCGGTTTGCGGTTAGGCGACCCCCGGGGGGGGTCTCGCAGCTCGCGAGCGATAGCCCAAGTCCTCCCCCGTACTTTTTCAGTTTTTCCGAATCCTACTTACCTTTTTTATCAGCAATTAGCGGGAGGGAGTGTTTATGTCGAATCATCCAGATGAAAAGGCTAGGTCCTTTACCGATAACACAGGTAGGGAATTAATTAACCCGGCAGCTTTCCCAGATGTTCAGTATGCCGAAGAGTCTCCGGAGATGATGGCCCTGAGGCTGAAAATCTGGGATAGGGAATTCCCTATGGAGTTTGGGGCCAATGGGGAAAGGATGGCTTTGCCTTCCATGTTTCCCAATAACCGCAGGGAGAAAGCCTATAACAAAGCTCAAGTATTGAATCTCTTCGTGGTGCATGGCGGCAACTGGAAGGCTGTAGTCGAGGACCCCAACTGTCCAGTGACGAGAGAGCGCATCAACATCTATCTCGGGGATGAGGACTTTCGTGAGTATATTGATAGGCTTTATCCCTTTATCACCATGCGGGCAGTGGGGACAGTCATTGAGCTGATGGACTGCGAATCTGATAGCGTGAGGCTGCAAGCAGCTCTTCGTTGGCTTGAAGCTCATGAGGGAGAGAAGTGGGACAAGGGTATCCGCAAGCAGATAGTCGCAAATAAAGGTTCGATTGCCACTGAGATATTTGCTAAAGCTGTAAATCAGGAAAGCTTCCTCGAGGCTTTATCCAAAGACCCCTTCATGCCTGAGACTGTAAAGCAGGCTGTCTCGGGTCTCATTAACGAAAAGCCAAAGGCTATTGAAGGAGAAAAGAGATGAACTTCGACTCCCAGTTTAAACTGCATCGCAGTAAGGACGGCAGCCATACAGTGCTCGCCCTCCAGGTTACCCCCAAAATCGTGAAGACCACTCCCCGGATAGGGCACAATCCCTGTCAGGTGGGAGAGGGGCTTTCGGTTTACTTCGGTAGGGCCTCCAAGCAGAAGTCGGCCTATGCCCTAGTAAATGACTGGTTAATTAAGAATGAGACTGGCTATCAGGTGGTTCCGAAGCTGGTCTTCCGGGAGCGCTATAACTTGCAGCCCGAGCCCGAGACCGCCGCCCCGGAACCGGAGCCCGAGGAGGTGTTCGTTCCCCCGCCCCCGCCGGTCATCACGGCGGCTGAGGTCCTCGAGCCCACCAGCGACACGCCTTCCCTCTCCCTGCTCTCCCGCAACGACTTGCTCGAGCTGGCGAAGGAAGTGGGGCTCAAAGGGGCCTCCTCGAAGTCCAAGGATCAGCTTGTCGAGCTTCTGGGAGCCTACGACAAGGAAGTAGAGGATGAGCAGGGTCTCGAGTATGACGGATCTAGAGAATCCTCTAACTAGTCTCACCCACGAGCAGCGGCTTTACTATGCGGTCGTTGCTTCGCTCCACGGATGGGGCGATCCCGAAAGGGCTTGGAATCCCCACCCCGGCCAGGCCCTCGTTGGTCAGGCTCTCTTTGTCGATGGGGCGAAAAAGATATTCGTGCAGTGCGGCAGAAAGTGGGGAAAGACTGAAATCATAGTTTATTGCCTGTGGCGTTATGCGCTCCTCAACTCGAATGTATCCTGCTACTATATTTGCCCAGAAGCCAAGCATGCCCGTGAAATCGTCTGGGAGTCCGTTGACCGTCGTGGAAGAAAGCGTATCCAGGGCTTCGGCCCTGCTGAATTTATCGAGCATATTGACAATCAGAACCTCAGAATCACATTCAAAAACGGAAGTTTTATCAAGGTGGACGGTTCCGATAACGTCGATGCTTGGGCCGGTATCTCGCCGCACTTTCTTGTCCTCGATGAGTTTCGTTCCTTCCGTCCCGAATTCCTCCCCGTCATGAATCCGAACCGCGCCACCTTCGACGCGCCCATGATTGTCATCGGCACTCCCCCCGAGCAGCTTTGGCTCGACCGGGAAACGCCGCATCACTATGTGGAGCTGGCGAAGGAAACAAGAGAAGAGATGGGTGAAGGGATGCCGTCTTTCTGGATACACAGACCCTCTTGGGACAATCCAGATCCTATCATCCAGGCATTTCTTAAGACTGAGAAGGCCACACTGCTCAGAAAGGGCAGAGAGTATGAATGGCTTCGCGAGTATGGGGCTGAGCTTGTCCCTGGCTCAGCGAGGAAAGTGTTTCCTTCCTTCTGCCCTGACGTGAGCAAACCCAAGTCTCACATGGTCTCTGAGCTTACGGTGGCGAAGATTATCCGAGGAGAAGGGGGTTATGGGATTACTCGGAGCTGAGGGCTGGGATTGGTATTGCATGGCCGACCCCTCCACGTCCACGGGCGCTTTTGCAGTGCTCTTCATTGCTTACGATCAAACGAAGCCCTTCGCGCTCTGCGTAGATGAAATCTATGAGACTGAAGCCCTTAAGGTCACGGTAGCTCACATCTCTGAGCGTATTCTCAAGATCACAGAGAAGTATTGCCCCGATAATCGTTTCTGGAAATTCTATTACGATCCTGCTGGGCGCATGTTCGCGAACGAGTCCAATCTTCGTTTCGGTATTCCTTGGGTGGGGGCGAACAAGCGACCCAACGAAAAGGATGATGGCATCATCGATCTCGAGGAAGCGTTCGAGAATCGGCAGATTCTTTTTTCCACCCGTTGCTCGAATGCTGCCTGGGAGATAGATAACTACTACAAGGATAAGAATGGCCGATACATCAAGCGCCACGATCACCAGATAGATAATCTGCGCTATTTCGTGATGACGGTGGGGTTCTTCTCGAGAAAAAGGAAGGATCTCGAGCTGAGAATTGATAATATGAGAAAAGGGAAGGGGAGGCGGGCCTACACGAACCTCACTCAAGATCTAAAAGAGATGAGGGGGCAGCACTGGGCGCACAGGATACTTGATAAGTATGGAGAATACGACTAATGGCAGCAGGAAGGAGACAGGAAGGCGAGGATTTCACCCTTTTCCGGATGAGGCTCAAAGCGGAGGCTCTGAAAAGGAAAGTAGCGGGCCGGGGGAGGCTGGTCACCTCCTACGTTCCACCAAAGAACCCCAAAAAGGTTAGGGCTCAGCTTGATTACCTACTAAGTAGGGGGGTTATCTCACAAAAGGAATACGATTCTTGTTTCAAGAAATGAGTTATTGTGGTAGCTCAAAAATTGACCTATTTAATTAATTAAGTAAGTTTACTAATCTTATAAGGAGTCTGGAAATGGGTTTAATTGTGCATGGCGAAGACACCACTGACATCCACCATTTCAAAGGGGATCTTGGTGCGGATAGTGAAGTGTTCACCCATGAGAAGTTTATTCTCTATGGGGATCACGGCTCAGATTTAAGCATCATTGAAGTCGAGAAGGAGGTCGAGCTGGATGGCGCAACGTCAACCACTTCCGGGCTCATTCTTGCCGGAGATATTCTTCTGGGCATTTCAACAATAATCACAGCTACCATCACAGGAGCCACTGGGTATAATGCCGGTGATGGAACCGATGCTGATAGGTGGGCCGCAAAAGCTTCCACCACGGCTATCGGATCGGGAAGTGGGGCTAAAGACTATGTAGGCACAAAGCCTCCGGTCTATTGCACTTCCGACCAGGAAGTCGTTCTTACTGCTCTTGGAAGCAATTTCACGGGTGGAAAGATTCGAGTTTCCGCGAAAATATTGAGACTGACGGATCTTACTTCTTAATTATGCTCGGCACGCTTCACGGGTGGCTGCGTTTTTGCTTGTTTGGCGCAGCCATCCTCTTTCTTTTCTCTCTTTTTGCAGCGGCTTTCTTCTCTCCCCAGTCGCAGCAGCTTCTTACGATCTGGGCTATCACCCTCGGACTGTTCAATTTTATTTTCTCCCTTGCCTTCTACCTTGCCCTCGGGGCGAAGTTTCTCTCTAAAACAGAGTGGAAGGTTTATGATTTAAACTCCATAAAGAACATTCAGCCTCGAAAAGATCCTCTTGTCAGTGATGAGATAGACGAAGATGAGCTTGATAGGCGGGCAAAAAGAACCTCGGATGAGCTTTTTAGCGCCTTCCGGAACCCTACAAACGAGAATCTTCGGGATGAACTCAGCTAATGGCGCACCACACCGACCCTACAGTTGATGAAATTCTCCAGTTTTCTGATTCGCTGACTGACGAGGGAGCTTCTATTGAGCCCCTATGGGCCGGGAAAAAGCTTACCGACAAGAAGGGTGACTATGAGAGGTGCATCAAGTGGACAACGGATGCCGTTTCTGAGCTTGTTGATCCCACGAGGATGCGCTCGAACACGCAGATAAAGAATATGGCTCTTTGGCTGGGGCTCCATTATCGAAGTCAGGACGCCCAAGCGGATTTTCGAAATTGTGATGCCGATGTTGTCACCCTCGATTCTCATAAGGTCATTATCAACAACATCTATGATATTGAGAGGAACCGATATTCGAAAATCACAAGAAACAAGCCTCAGACGAGAGTGAAGCCTCGAACTTCGGACTACGAGGATTTTTCTGCGTCAAGAATAATGCAGCCCGTCCTTGAAACTGCGAAAGTCCGGACAAAGCAGCTTGCTCAGGCTCAGAGGATGCTGAGGGAGTCTTTTATTTTCGGAGAGTCTCCGATTAAGCTTTTTTGGAACAAAGATAAAGGTAAGATTTCCCCCGTCTGGGAGAAGCTTGCTAAAAAGCATAATCTCTCCAGGGATAATGACAATATTCCTGTAAAGATGAACGGGGAGGATATATTCCTCCGTTATGACGATCCTATTCTTATTGGCGACCACGACTCTCGGGTGCTTCTCCCTTGGGAGATTTTCTACGATCCTAAATCTTGCCCCGAAGAGGTGAAGTGGCTGATATTCCCGTTCTATATGCATATTGAGGAAGCTTGCTTCGAATACAGCAAATACGCTGACCAGCTTCGTGCTCAAAAAGAGATTCGAGTGTTCGATCCCGATACCCTTACGGTCAAGTCCTTAAAGAACCATGTACGTTTTTACGAAGTTATCGGTAGACGTGGTAAGGGGCTTCGGGACGGCGTTCGATTTATTTGCACCGACTCGACAATGGTGCTTCCTCCGGAGGATAATCCAAACGAGGACATCCCCTCTTCTCCCTGGGGCAGCTTAGGAATAGAGCGGCTTACGGACATTGATGTTCCTGGCAGGCTTCATGGTTATTCCACGATTCAGATTCTCCAGAACCTTCAGCATACAGAGAATCAGATGGGAACCATGATTAAGCACTATCTCATGCTGCTTGGTCACACAAAGATGCTCATTCCCGCAGAGGGGAATATTAGTATTGATGAAACGGCTGACGATTCGCTGAGAATCACCTTCTATAATGGAGCGAAACCTGAGCTGCTTACTCCTAATCCGGTTTCTCCGCAGATTGTCCAGTTTTGGGAGCTTGTCAGGGAGAGGATGCAGCGGCTTGGGGACTTGCATGGTGTTTCTTCCGGCGATATTCCGAACTCTGTTCGGGCAGCGAAGGCGATTAGGCTTCTCCAGGAACTCGAGGATCTTCGAGCTACAGCCATTTTCAACAAGTATAACGAGCTATTCCCGGCAATAGATCGTCACATTCTCAAGCAAATGAAGCACTACGAGAAGAACGATGGCCGTATGGCTGACATCCTAGGCTATGGGAACGAGTTTTTTGTCGAAGATTTCGATCCGATAGTGCTCACGAGGGACTGTGATGTCGAGCTTGAGATTACGGGCTCCCTTCCGCAGCAGCCTTCAGCCAGGGCCGAGTTTATTCTCGAGACCTATCAGCTTACCCTCAACCCCAAAACAGGTGAGGGAATTTTCGACAGGCAGAAGCTTATTAAGCTTTTGGGTTTTGATTCGGAGAGGGAGTTTGTGGATCATGCCACGGTTTCTGTTATTAAGGCTCAAAGAGAAAACGATCACTTCATCAAGAACAAGGAAGTCCCGGCTCCAACTCCAGTAGAGAATCATTTGGTCGAGCTTGAGGAGCATCTTGTTCTTGTCCAGTCGGCTACCTTCTATATGCTTCCGGACAGCATCCAAGAGAAGATTCTCGATCACGTTCGAACAACTGAATATCTCATCTGGCTCCAGATGGAGAAGTCGCCTCTCTACAGAGAAGTTGTTTTCAGTCGACATCCCCAGTTTCCGCTTATTTTCAATATGCCGAAGGGCGTGGCTCAGGGACCAGCGCAGCCAGCTCCTCAGCAACAGCAACAGCAACAGCAACCCCAGCCCCAGGCGGTCCCTCCCGGAGCGATGATGCAGTGAGGATGTAATGGCAGGACGAGAAGAAAGAGTAGGCGATGTCATGGTCGATTTTTTCGATCAGGGCGCTTCTAACAACGGCTCTGAGTTTTTCGTGAAGGATTCTCTCGAGCAATCATTGGAGGCCGTCGAAGATGATACTGGTCTTGAAAACAATTCTAATAGCAAGCCTAGTAGCAGTGCTGGGAGTGATGATGATCTTGGTAGTGGTGAACGCGGTGGGGGAGATAGTGGTGACCTTGATGGAGCTTCGGAAACAAAGAAAGTTTCATCAGAAGGTGAAAAGGGGAGTAAGACCGTTGCCGTAAAGCTCGGCGATGAGTCTCTTGAGTATTCCCTTGATGCGAAAATCCCCGTAGCGATTGATGGAAAAGAGGAGGTTTTCACTCTCCGGGAGCTTCGGAACCTGAAGTCCGGCGAGCGTTCCTATAATCGGAAATTCACCGAACTCGGTGAGCAGAAAAAGGCTCTGGCTCAGCAGCAAAGCGAGCTGGGGGCTAAGTATGCAAATGCTGAGCAAGTTACTGAGGCAATGAAGAAGGGGGACACTGACGCGGCCCTCACTCTTCTCGCCATAGATGCTGGAATGGACCCAGTTGATTTTTGGAACAAATTTCATCAAGGATTTAGTCAGTATTTCCTTGAGTATAATTCCCTCTCAGATGATGAGAAAAAACTTGTTGCTAGAAAGCGGGAATTAGCGTTAAAAGAAATTCAGATAAACCGAGCGCAAAATAAAGTCTCTCACGCGGAGAATAATCAGAAGGTAGAGGCGGCCCGAGAGAAGATTCGAGGGGAAACCGGCCTTTCCGATGAGCAAATTTCCGCAGGTTGGGACAAACTTGCAGCCCTGGCGAATCAGGGACAGCTCAAGCAGAATGTTGTGGAAACACTCAAAACTGCGAGCCCTGAAGAGCGATACAGACACGCTGCGGCTTTTGCTCTTGGTGAAAAAGTCTGCGAAAAGGTCGAGCAGTCTTTTGATCGAGTGACCCCCTCCGGGGATAAGGCTAAAATCGTTCAAGAGATTTACGACTCCGTAGATTTTGCTTGGTTGGTGAATGCTTCTGAAGACGATCTCGATTACCTAATCAGGGAAGCTTACTCTGGGGAGGGAGAGGGAAAATCGAAGGAAGGCGAAGAAAAAGAGGTTGCGACAACCCACTTAGGCGATAAGGCTTCCCCCCGCCATACTAGGGCCGAAACCAGCGAGAATAATAGCGGTGCGAGCGCTGGATTCAACCCACGCGATCACGTATGGGACCCTCAATTCACGATGAGTTAGGGTTTCCGGCGCTCCCAATGTGAACTGTTGTTTTGTTGGGAGGATGTATGACTGCCCTAAACATGGACAATGCTCAGGATCTCCTTAAGCGGAAATATGGTCCTGGTGCGATTAATACTTACGACCTCTCAAGTCCCCTTCTCTCGCAGGTGAAGAAAGATTTCTCCCTCGAGGGTGAGAGATTTGAGGAGTACATTCCGCTCTCCAAGGGTGGTGGTCGAGGAACGACTTCGGACGGAACTGTTCCTACGGCAAACCCCTGGAAGATGGACAAGGCTTACTTTCAGTCAGTCGAACACCTTTCCAGTGTTAAGCTGAAAAGGACTCTCATGTATGCCTCGAAGGGAGAGGGTGCATGGGTCGACGCCCAAGCTGAGCAGGTGAAGCGGGGAGTTATTCTCTTCCGTGACAACACCGAGCGCCAGATTATGGGTAATGCTGATGGTGTCCTGGGAACCATTAAGGCCGCTTCCGCGATTACCGATAACGGATCTGGAAACTATACCTTCTACTTAACCGCTTCTACCTTTATCGAAGCTCACTTCGAAGAGGGGGATTTGGTTAATATTGGGTCTGGCTCAACAGATCTGTTTGAGATTGAGGAGCTTGATCCGGACGAAGAGAATGACTACGCAAGTCCAACTCTTACCGTCCAAAGGAAAACGGGCTCTGCCGTTCCCGCTGCTGGAGATTCTATCTTCATGCAGGGTTCCGAAAACAATGACATGTATGGCGCTCGCGCTATTGTCAAAGCTACTTCTGGTTCGCTCTATGACGTTCCGGTGCAGCGGAGATGGCGTGGTTTCTATATGTCGAGTGTCGGAGTCGGCATTTCCTGTAGACTCATTGATAAACTGATTCTTGGCATTCATCAACGCTGCGGTCAGGCTCCGGATCTTTTGATTACGAGCTATACCCAGTGGAGACTGCTCAAGGACACTCTTGTCCATCTGAAACGATTCAACGAAACCAAGGTGGCTCCTCGGTTTAATATGCCGAAATTCCAGAAGCAGCTTATGGAAGCTGCGAATGCTGGACGCCTAGGCTTCAATGCTATCGTCTATGATGGTCCCTTCGGATCTGCTTATATCATGATCTCGAAGTATTGCCGTAGGGATGAGTTCTGGGCCTTCAATCGCAACTATATGGCTCTCAAGCACATGAGGGGCTTTGGTTGGCACGATGAGGACGGAACGGTTTGGCTCCGTGAGGTTGGGAAAACCAACTACGAGGCTCGATATGGTGGCGATATGCAGTTTTGGATGCCGCCCCCGTTCCACGGCGTGATTGACGGGCTAACCACCTCATAATTGCTGCTGTTGTTGTTGTCCCCCGGCCTCTCTCTAGGCCGGGGGTTTTTGAGTTTAAACTATGGAGGCTTTATGACTTGGGGATTAAAAGGTCCGGTTCTGAATTCTCAGGGCGAATGTTTCGCTCAGTTGATTCGGGTCGACTCGGACGGAACCGTTCTTGAGGGCAGCGAGTATGTCACGGTAGCGAAGGGAGCCACTGGCGTTTACGTGGTTACCTTCAAAAAGCCTTACGGCAGAACTCCGTTGGCTTTTGTCCAAACGCTTCTCACTGATTCTCGAGCAAAGGTTGCTCAAACCTATGCTGCAATTACGGTAACGACCGAGGTGAATGGAACTGATACTGATTCTGCTTTCAATCTTCTTGTTCTCGGATGGGAAGATTCGGTAGAGAGGTAATTTATGGGCTATGGTCATGTTGAATGGCAAGCAGCGGGAGAGGCTGCTTATGAAGCTGTTGGAGCGGCCTATGGCTCCGTGATGCAGCTTACGAGGGATGTCCACGGACTAATCATCCTAAACAACCTCGACAAAGCGGTGGCTCTCTCGTTTGATGGCACAGCAGATCACTTTCTTTTAGCAGCGGGGGAGCCCCTAGTGCTTAACCTTTTTGCCATGAATGTGAAAATTGCGGCTGGTACCATCTATATTAAGCACAGGGGGGACGCTCCGACTAAGGGCTCGCTAAGAATCACCCCCATCAGGTAAGGGGGTAATATGAGCAAGTGGTTTCCGCTGGGGTTGATTTTTCTCTGCCTTCTTGGCGCTCCGGAGATCGCCGCCGCTCAAACCTACACTCTTTCCGGAACAATCACGGTAGGCGGTAGCCCCCTTGTTGGGGTTACTGTCTATTCTTCCGCTGCCGGGACCACTTCCGTTACCAACGGCTCTGGTTACTATCAATTCACCGGCTTAACGAACGGGGTTTCTTACTACCCCACTCCGGTCCTGGACGGCTATCTTTTTACTCCCTGGGAGGCCGAAGGCTATATCCCCGGCTCAAATGTTACACAAAACTTTACGGCTTACGCCTATACGGAGCCCGACTATGGTTGTGGTCGAGATACGAATGGGGATAGCTCGGTAGATCGCTGGTGTCCTGGTGATGATAAGGACTGGGATGGGTATTCAACGGATGACGATTGCGATGACTACAATTTCTACGTTTATCCGGGCATTACCATCCTCGATGGCGGGACCCTAAAAACGTGTCAAAGCGATGGCACTTACGCCCTGCCTTCCTCTCCTCTTTGCGAAGCTACGGGCTCGGGGAACTGCTACTATATCGACGCTGTGGCAGGGAGCGACTCAAACGATGGGAGCTATGGCTCCCCCTGGCAGACCGTTCGAAACATCACCCATGCTGAGGATGCGGGGAGTAGGCCCGGAACCTGGCAGGGCTTCACTCCCGGAGATGCCATTTATTTCTTTGATGGAACTTATGACGATACTTGGGACGTTGGTGGCGGGGAATATTACCAAATAACCATGGACGGCGTTGATGGAACCGCTGCAAACAAAATTCTTCTCAAAAACTATCCTGGTGAGGATGCTGTTTGGTTCGATGGAACCGACTATACTGCCACCGGCTTCGGCCTCGGTGGCAGTGACTATGTTTTAGTTGAGGGTTTGAAGTTTAAACGATGGCATGTTGCTGTTACGGGTTACAATGACGATCAGACCGGAGTAGAAATTCGGAACGTAGAAGTTTCGGACAACGGCGGGGACGTAAACACGAACGCTGACGGCCTCGTAATGCATTCGATGACCAACTCCTCTCTTCACCACTGCTATACTCACGACTCTGGCCCGGCCAGCAACTCGGGTTTTCCTGGAAACTCTGCTCATATCACTTCATACAATGGTGACGGAAACCGAATTCACCACAATATTGTGAACGCCACCGGGGATAGGAACGGCTACACTCATTGCATCAAGAGAAAGCACACAACAGATGACACTGCGGCTGACAGCGAAACCGACAACAACGTGGTGATAAACTGCCTGGGTCCAGCTATCGGTTTTGGGCAGCCTAACGACTACATCCATCACAACCTCATGGTCGGTCGAGGGGCTTATATCGACGACACGGCAGACGATCCTTACTACTGGGGCCTTCGGATTGAATATAATACTTTTCTTGCTACGAACCTTTCTGACGGCAAGGCGGGTATCCGTGGCGGTGGTCCGGGCGGGGATTCTTACGTTCCCACTCCCGGCTCAGCCGGGAATGTCATGAAAGTAATCGGGAACGTAATCAAGGACAATTATGACTGGGCTGGATGCGGCTGGGGGGCGAATGTTGACATCGGGACCTACTACAATGGAGCCCGGCAGCAAGCCATGAAAGACGGTGCTCTGTTTCAGAATAATTGCTACTATAACGCTCGAGGTCACTTTACTGGTCAGTTTTTCTGCGCCGATGGGACCGATGGTTTTCGTGATGAAACTTTTGCTTCGTGGACCTCTCGAGGCTACGACTCAGGTTCCTTTTTTGAGAATTTTACTGTAGGAAGTGATCAGACAGTTGAGACCGGAAACTGTGCAGCTATGGGGTATGAGGAAGGGTGGGTAACAGCGGAGAATCCTGAGCCCACACCTGAGCCCACACCTGAGCCCACCCCCGAGCCCACGCCGGAGCCGTCAATAAGGGGGTTACCGTTATTATGAAAAAGATTCTTTTCGTTCTTCTCTTTTTTGCTACTTCAGCTTTCGCGGTAACGAATAAGACTGCCTATGTGAATACAGACTGCGCTAATAGCGGGGACGGGACGGCTTCGTCTTGTGCGGCGTCACCTGGCGGCGCTGGGGCTTATAACACCCTAGATGCCGCTATTTATGCGGAGGAAACGGCGAATGCTGACCTGGTAAGCTCCGACATTAATCTCACTATTGACTGTCGAGGAGCTACCGCTGACGGTCCGATTGATGCTATCGGAACTCGGTTTACTACCGATGCAACTCGCTTTCTTACTATCCAAGGTGATTTTGCCGGAACAGCGATAGACACTTCTGCTTATCGAATCTACGGAGCCTATTATGCTTGCATTAGGCCAGGCGGCGCAAAACTCCATGTGAAAAATATTCAGTGCATTTCGACGCATGATGGCGAAGGCGGTATGGGAATGTGGATTGCTCAGGGCTGCGGGGTGGAGTGCTACTTCGATAAATGTCTCTTCTCTCATGTTGGCACGAGCACAAACTCTGCAAATAAGGGTGTTCTCGCTTATGATATGGATACGGGCGGGAAGCTGATTATCACCAATTCTATTTTTTATGGCTTTTATTCAACCATCATCCGCGTTTATCTAGTTGAGGGTTTTGAGCTTTATTTGGCGAACTTAACCCTCGATGGCTCCCAGGCGAATGAAAATATTTATGTTACCGCTAACGGAACCAGCGATGTTTTCAGTGCTCGGAACATTGTTTCCGTAAACGCTTACCAGGAAGATTGGTATACTTCCGGCAGCTTTGCGACAACCGATTGGAGTAATATTGCGACCGATGATGGAACCAGCCCGGAAGCGGGGAGAAGAAACCTAACTATCACTTTTGCGGATACTCATGACTACGCAATAGACGGAGAGACCGATTTAATCGATCAGGGAACGGATCTCTCCAGCGATACAGATATTCCATTCAATGATGACATTGAGGGAGATACCAGGTCGGGAACCTGGGATATTGGTGTTGATGAATATGTTACGGGAAGTTCTTATAGAACCTCGTCGGCGGGGAACTTCCAAATGCTCAGTGGAGGACTTCAATAATGAACCGCTTGCTTTTCGCTGCCTTTGCGCTTCTGGCTGTCTTTGTTATGGCAGCGGGAGCTGACGACATTGTTCGGGCTGGAACTACTTCCAGAACGGTTGAGCTTATTCTTGTTGATAGTACCGGAGCTAGGGTAGCCTCTCAGGCTTACACTGATGTTTCTTGTTACTATCGAAGGGAGGGGGCTGCTTCAGCCTCAGCAATAACAGATTCTTCGGGCACTCTCGGAACCTACGCAAGTGGGGGATGGTCTGAGGATACCAATCTCCAGGTTTATCAGCTTGGTGTTCCGGATGCTGCTTTTGCTGCTGGTGTTGATTACGTCATTGTTGGCTGTAAGGATTCTAGTGGGACAGACTTTCAGCCTGTTTCTCTTCGCGTAAATATCCTTGAGGCAACACCAGACTGCAACGTGGCCTCCGTTTCTGGGGACACTACGGCAGCCGATAACCTGGAAGCTGACTATGATGGGACTGGGCTTACTCGAGCCAATTCCACGATTGGGACGGCTACCACGATAGGAGCCACCGGATTAGCGGCTATCAACGCTGAGGTTGATACAGCTCTCTCCGACTACGATCCTCCGACAAAAACAGAAATGGATTCTGGTTTTTCGGGTTTAAACGATATTTCTGCCGCTGAGGTGAACGCTGAAGTGGTGGATGTCCTAGAAACCGACACCCATTCCGAAATTACGGCTGTCCCGGCTGTTGGGGCTCCTTTCGGGGATATGCTTCAGTGGCTTTATCAGTTTTCTCGGAACAAACATACTTCCACTGCAACGGAGGCGAAGACCTACCAGGACAACGGCTCGACCATTGTAGGAACTTCTACGACTTCAGATGATGGAACCACGTTTACGAGAGGTGAATATCAATAGTGGCTATTGATTCGGAGGATAAACGCCGGGCTGTTACCGGCGTCCTCCCTGTTGCTGACGGGGAGATCGATGCCGCAGATAGGCGACAGGTTGCGGGCGAGTATCCCTTTGAGTCGGAATCGGAATCGGAGGGCTTTGTTCGTTTTTTTGGTTTGGATGACTCTTATACTTTTAAGGCTATTTAATCATGGAAAGAGCGTTTAGGGACATGAACGATCATGACTTACTAATTTCGATTGCGGAGAAGGTTTCTTATATATCGAAGGCTTTGGAGACCCACCAGGCTCCATGTATTGCTGCTCGGGCAGCTCTCCGGGAACAGATTAATCATTTGGATGACGTAAAGGTGAATAAGAGCGAATTCCATCCGGTTCGAATGATAACTTACGGACTTGTTGCAATAATGCTTAGTGGTGTTTTGGGTGTGATTGTGAAACACGCTTTTGCCTTAGTGGAGTAGTTATGTTTTCCTTGATGGATCTTCTCCCCAGCCCATCAAACTCGTTCTATACCCCCGAGAATGTCCTCGGGGGTCTTCTTGTTGGTGGGCAGATCTGGGGAAACTATAACCAGAATGAGCAGGCTCAAAATCAGCTCAACACGACAAACCAATTCAATCAACAGAGACTTGAGGAGGAAAAGCGGCAGTACGATCAAACGATGGCTTTTCAAAATCAGAAGTTTCTCGAGGAGCTGGCTCTCGCAAAAGCAGAGAAGGCTGCCAAGATTAAGATTGCGAGACAGGGTTTTATTCAGGATGCATATAGAAACATGAGCGCCCTTGCTAGGGCAGGGAGACAGGACGAGGCAAGGAGTCTCGAGGGTATTATTTCCGCTCTTCAGAGGGCTCTCTTATCGCCGGGAGGGGCTCAGATATAATGGGACTTAAGGAACTTCGAAGCGAACTCAAGAAGAGGGGTATTGATGGGGATGAGCTTGAGGAGCTTATGAAAACTGCTGGGGAATCGGAGCTTAATGGAAAGGACTATTCTCCGGATAAGAAAACTATTCTCTTGGCTGCGAAGCTAAAGAGGGAGAGGACAAAGGAGCTGGGGGAAGTTGATAAATAGATATGTCGGATCACTTATAGCTGAGGTTCGAGAGAAGAAGGGGGAGACAGATTATTCTGACGATAACGGTATCCCTCAAAGCGTTCCTATCGAGGCTGCAAATCACGCTCAGCAAATTCTTCAGGCTCTTATCTATGAAGTCGTGCAAGGAACAGCCCCGGCTTTCTTCGACACCAAAACGACCATCGACTGCGAAACGGATGAGGCTTCTTATGATCTCCCGGAGGACATTTTCCTCGGGGGGTCTGTTAGCTCGGTAAAGTATTCTTGTGATGGCTCGGTCGATAATTATGTCTCTCTTCAAATTGGTTCTTATAGTCAGTTTGGGCATCAGTCTGGGGACCCCGGATTTTTCTGCGTGAGAAACGGGATAATCGAAGTCGATCCGATACCAGATCATCCAAACGGCGACTTGCAGATTTGCTATCATCGGGCGTTGGATTCCCTTGCTCTTCGAGTAGGGAGAATTTCAGCAAGAACTATAGACGGGGACTATTACACCGATCTTACTCTCGCCCAAGACTCCTATCTCAATGCGGTTAAAATTCAGGGGGACGAGTATCTTTGCGTAAACTCTAAAGACGGAGAAGTAGTTTATTATAATATTGGATATTCAGACTATGATTCATCCAGTAGAAAAATCACCTTCGATACCAATGACGCACCTACCGCTGGCGGCACTATATCAGTCGGAGATTTTATTACCCTGGGGCGGTACACTACGACCCACTCTAAATTGGATAGGGTCTGCGAGGGCTATTTCAAAGCCCTTATCGCCAGGGCTTTCGATGTCGTTAACTCGAGCTACGATGCCCAGGCTGAGGAAACTCTGCTTAAAGCGCTCGAAGGAACGATTATTAACACTTACAGACGCCTCGTGAGGGCAAGAAGAAACATCCCCTACACAGGCAAATTTGAATACATATAGAGGTATTATGAAATTCAGGCATGTTCTTCAGGGTTACGTTGTTGGTCTTATTCTTGCAGTTACTCCGATTCTTCTTGCTGACGAGTCTATAAATAAAGGCATAGATCTCACCCTTCCCTCGCTTGGGCAGCAGAACTGGGGCGATCTTTTTGTTACCCAATTTGCAGAGCCTATTTCTGGGCACAATCATACTGGCTCAGGTAGTGGGGTGCAGCTCTCAACTGACTCGCTTCAGAACAATGCTGTCGATGGCGACAAAATACGCCTCGACAATAATCAGGCTCTTCGGGCTAGGAACGCTAATGATAGCGCCGATGTCGATCTTGTTAAGCTTAACGCCAGTGATGAAGTGGAGTTTGGCGGGGACCCTACGTTTACGGGAACCGTTACCCTGGATGATGTAGTTGTTACAGGTGGTGAAATTTCCGGCCTAACTTCGCCTCTCGCTGTTGCTGACGGTGGGACGGGCTCAGCTACGGCTTCGGGTGCTCGCACAAATTTAGGGCTAGGGGGGCTCTCGACCCTTTCGACTGTCAATAATGGTAACTGGTCCGGAACGGATCTATCTGTGCTTAACGGTGGAACGGGGGCTAGTGATGCCTCGGGGGCTCGCAC